CAAAGACATCCTTTCGAAGATCACCGATTACCTGCCGAGCATTGAAGATATCAAGCAAAAGCTGGCATCGTTCCTTCCTGAATGGTGGACCGGGAAGCCTCTTGAGTCGCAACTTGCCGATATCGAGAAGAACATCTCCGATCAGTCGAGCGCCATTGGTCGGTCGCAAGCCGGGGAAAAGGTCTTTGAAGGTTGGTTGACCGGTGAAGAGTCTGGACGCGCCAAGGCGACGGTTCAGCTTCAGGAAGCCAAGCAGCTTCGTGAGGATATCGTGAAGGCAATCGCCAAGCGTGATGGACGTGGCGGGGGTGGACCGACGAACAACATCAGCATCGTCAACGGCGGCAACCGCACCTACGCGACCAACAACAGCACGACGAACCTCTCGGCAACGCCGCCAAGCGGTCGCCCGGACTAAAACAATGAAGGCCCTCGTTGATGTTTCGGGATCAACGAGGGCCTATAAGACGACAGAAGCATCCTGTGCGGCAGTTCACTCCGTCGTCTTAATTCAGAGACAAGGAAGCTCCCGTTGAAGGAGACCGGATCAACGGGAGCCTAAAGAAGGGTCTGGTTAAACCATGTCATGGAAGACATGGTGTGTCAATAACCAAATCTCGGGTCGTGCTTCGGAACGATCAAACCGGAAGCGGTGTTCACATGGGATTTGACGGTGCCGTGTGGGACGCTGATGGAATAGTCGGTGCCGCCGACCGTGAGGAAGTACCACGAGCCGTAGATGATGACGAGAAGGGTGATTGCCACCTTGAGGACGAAGGACACAACGTTGGTAACGATTCGGATCAAAAACATCAGAGGGGTCTCCTTTTCTATTCATAGAATAGGGCGTTCCACGAAACTGTCAAGAGATAATTGGAAATAAAAACGAATTAAAGGTTGGGTTCATCGCCCAACCTTTTTGTTTTCAGAATGAATTAGGCGGGTTGCATCGCCCTGATCTTGGCGTGGTGATCAGCGATCATTTCGCGAGCGCTCTTCTCCTGCCGCACTTCGGGCTGAGTTTCGTGGGCGACCTGTTCACTAAACCACTTCGCCCGGGTCATGGTTGTGACGTTGGTGCGCAAGCCGAGATGATCGCGCAAGTCCTGTTTGGTGATGTAGATATCGATCTGTTCGTTCTTCTCATCGATATAGGAGAGGTTCGGACCGTCGAGCCGCTGGATGAAGCGCATGCGCCACCAGAACTCGTCAATGGACTTTTCGGTGATGGTGCCGACCGCCAGTGTCAGGGTCAGCCAGATCAGTTGGTTGGTGACCGGGTTCATCTTGTCGGCGTTGTCCGGATGTGCAGTGACCGTCTTCCAGTTCTTGATGTCACCAAGTTCAAAATTGAGGCTCATGATGTATTCCCTTTCTTGGGTTCAGGTTTGGCTTAGAGGAGTGCAGGATCAAGAACGTTCTGGCGTTCTTCCCAACCGTTCGGTCCCCAATCGCCGTCGAGACCACCGTCACGTTCGACGTATTTGCGGGCCTCTGCGATGGCTTCGGAACGGCGGTAGCCGCGCGAGTCACCAAGGATGGTGCCGTTGAACGAGACGCGCCATACGTCTTTGGAGGTTTCTTGGATGCCGACGATTACGGTTTTCATGGTCAGTAAACCTTTCTGCTTTTGAAGACTGCTTTGGGGAAAATCCGTTCCAGAGCGGATTGGATGTGACCATCGGTGACGGTCCGATCTTTGTATGCCTCTGCGGTGATACCGGCATAAGAGGCAACAGCCCATGCATCCGCCTCGGTCACAATGGCAGACAACTCAAGATCGTGATTGGTCTTGAGCCAAGACGCGGCTTTTTTAGTCCATTTGGCGATGGTGGGTGGTTTGATTTTCATTCGTTTAGAACCTTTCCGTTCTCTATAATTTGAACTTAGACTAAATTTTGGGAAAGGTCAAGAGGTATTTCAAAGTTATTTTGAAAAAAGAAAAGGGGCTGACCGCAAAGCCAACCCCTTTCTAATAAACAGTACGGACCTGTGATGACGGACAGACTTTCTAAACCGCCCGGGATAATGCCCGAGACATCTCCACACATTGAAGGCAAGTGGACGCCCCTCTGATTACTCATTGCCGGTCCAATCAGGAAGACCTTTTACCCATTCGACGTGTCTGATGAGCGGCGGTATAAACCAATTCATAGACCAGATGCGTCTCTATGAACCGGGTGTCACCATTGCTTCAACGCTCGAAAGCTCCACAATTTCTGTGACAGGGTTGGTATTTAGGGTGCTTGATTTTGGGTAGTTGCTGTTGCCGTACTAGATGAAAGTGGAAGGTCGGTTATCCAACCGAATTCGAAGGGGAGTTCTGTAGGCAGTGATTGCTCACCAAACACATGTCCCTTCGACCGTCACGACTCGATGATCGCACGCCTTCCGAATACTTAATATCCGATAATCCGTTTCGTAACGCAATCGAACCATTCGCTTACGCCGGGAACGTTTTCTATCAGATATTTAGCCGTCTCGAAATCGATCTTATGGATGTACTCATGATCGGTATCGTAGACGAATGTTCTGGTTCCTAGCCAAAAGACATAGGGGTCTTTGTACTCCCCATAGACCTTGACCGACGTACCAGACGAGTATGATGCACGTTCGACCATGTCTCGGGCGATCTTATCCCACATCTGGAATTTGTCGCCAAGGTCAAGCTCTAACTGGGTCATTCAGAGCCTCGATTTACCGTTACCGAGGAAATCATAAAGCTCGTTGATGAAGTGTTCTGGAACATCGATGTAAGCCAGATCACCTTCTACGAGACCGTGATTTCCTTCCACAGCACGACCGCGAACAGTGATTCGATATCCTGTTTCGATCTGCTTGATGTTGAAGTATGGCGGATACATTGGCTGGACCGGATTAACCGGAGGCGTGTATCCAAGCTCTAACTGGGTCATTAACCTTTTCCGTAAACCCGCGATTTGATGTCGGCGCGGGAGATGCCCATATCGCGTAGCTGATGGTCCGAAAGGGAATGAAGTTCGCGGACGGCACGACGGTTGAGCATGATTGTTTGAAGTTTGTTCAGCATAGCGTTTCTCTTTTAAGTGATTGTTTCCTACTATGATTTAGGAGAAAAAATCACCAAAACGCATGCTATTTAGGCATACCTGCTATGCCTCACGGGGCACCGTGAATGTGGAGGTCGGTCTTGAAATCGACCGATGATCCGGAGAACTTGGCGAGCAAGAAGCCAAGTCCAACAATCAAAGCGGTCAAACCAGCCGCGCCAATAATTGAAGTGAACATATTATATCCTATGTTGGAGGGACAGTCTACATAAAAGAACAGTATTGAAGAGAATATTTCATGTTCATTTATGTAATCGGTCCGGAAGATGGACCCCAAAAGATCGGCATCACCAATAATCTGAAGACGAGACTGATGGCGATACAGACCGGCAACCCGGATAAACTGTATGTGCATCATTTTGAGGAAGTAAACCCCAAGCGGGTTCGGATGCTAGAAAAGAAAATTCATTCTGAATTGAACTATAAGAAGCTCAAGGGCGAATGGTTCAACATAACGAAGGAGGATGCAGTTGACTATGTCATCTACTTCAACATTCGCTATGCTGATGATCCATTGCTTGGGATTTAACGAGCGTAGGGTTGTGGAACCCACTCAAATCCGTATCCTTCGGAATAGTCGAGATACGGAATAACGTTCCCGGTCATTTCATCTTTGGCTTCGTACAGTCGGGTTTCAAGCGAATATGGTATCGATCCGACGCTGAGTCGTTCCAGATTACATTCCGGAACCATATGAGAGACGATACCAAACTCGTTTGCGAAGACGACGGCGGTGCCTTGGCGATGTAGTGACCGATAGCCGGTGATTGGACAAGCGTAGATCATCAATCACACGACGATGACGAAGAGCTTCCCGAATCATACGACGACGATGAACCACTATCATACGACGACGATGAGCTATCGTAGCTGCACGAGTTGTCAGACGACGATGGCGACGGATCGCTGTATGTGCTGTATGCAGGATTGAAAGGGTTTGCCGGATGGAAGATGTTGGACATCACATCATCGACGTGTGACACCGGCTGAGTGTATGAAGACGATGAGGACGGCACATAGCCGGATGAAACGGTAGACGATGGAAGTGGCTTCGACTTGAGCGCTTCTTCCTTCTTCTTTTTATTTCGACGGAAAATCGAAAACATTGTTTTCCTTTCGGGGATTGGGTTTGAACCAGTGTTTGTCGGTCCAAAAGAGGCAGTTGATCGCGCCGGGAAGATCGCCAATGCGGATCAAATACCAAAGAATTTTGATGCGGGGTTCTTCACCGAGCATGGCGGTATCCTTGAAATTGGTTGGGGAGGGTGGATTCGAACCACCGATCACGGAGTCAAAGTCCGCTGCCTTACCGCTTGGCTACTCCCCAAGGGTTGGGAAGGGGAGCCTTCACGCTAGGAGAAACTTGGACGAAGCCCGTTCCGCTCGCTAGACGCTTTTCTCACCCTTCCCGGTAAACATGGTCAGGCAGCGATTTCGTTACGGCGATTGAATGTTGGATCGCCATAGACACCCGCCTTGAAGTTTGCCTTGCGTTCGACGCGGAGGTCATAGAGCTTCTTGGCGAATGGACGAAGGGTCAGCTTGGCGCAAATTGCCCGGGTCATACCGGCTTCACGCTCGATATCCCCGATGGTTTCACCGTACTTCTGCAAGTTCTTCATGTCTCGCAGCGTCTTGATGCCCCCGACAAGTTCGGAGTGGTATGAGCGCCATTCACGCACCCATGCAACATAGTCTTCGACGGTGTTGATTTCGCGGCTGATAACCTTCAGCATTTCGAGTACCTTTCCATATTCAATAGTGATGTTCTGTTTGTTCACAAAGTTGGTCATTTGTTTAGTTCCTTTACGTAGGATTGAAAATTAGAGTATTTTATTCTAAGATTCAGAAAGACTACGGAGGAACGTAAACCTCGTCAATTTACAGCATGACACTGCTCCATTGGTTTTGTGGGCTTGATCGAAAGAACGTCCCCAATTCGGTTGCCGTTCAATGCGTCTTATTTAGAATGGTAATTTTCAGGTGTCAATCGAATATTTAAATTTATTCGTCATCATCCTGATCATCGACATCCTCATTATCTTCTATAAGGACAAGTTCGTAATCTCCGAACTGGACAGCCCAATATAGATCGACTAGATCGACCAATGAGATTTTTGATCTTGGATCAAGAGTCTCTTCCGCCCAATCAAGAATGTCTTCCATCATCAGATTTTCAAAGTCTGTTGCTGGACCGGTTAATTCCGAACTGACATATCGGTCATAATTGATTCGAACGGTGGCGGGCATTATTTGCTCCATGGTTTGGACACATGGATATTTAGCCATTCGAATAGGATGAATCTTAATATATTTTCAAGCGGTTACCCTGATTCTATCATGTTTGTTAAAGTTGTCAAGCGGAAAGTTTAATATTTAAAATAAATCGATTTGCTACCTATGGGCGATGGACACAACCTGAGAGGATCGACTATTTGATTTAAACAATGCGAACGACCGGCGATTAAATTTAAATAATGGTTGACAGTCGGTAGTCACTTCGGTATAATGCAAACAATTGAAATGAAAGGCAAAAGTCGAAATGCAATATGTGATCGGTTGGAACGTAGGCGGGAAGGAACTGATCCTTCAGGAGGCATATTCGAATGCTCCAAGACTCTTTGAAACCGAGGAAGATGCACAAGTCGTCGCCAAGGAACTGTCAACCGATGTAGGTACATGCCGCGTCCTTAAAGTCGTTCAAGAAGCTCGTGATCCGGCTTCGTAAAATAAATTTTTGATACAGACCGAAAGTGCCCTGTCTGGCGCATAAATAGGTCTCCCGATCAAATTTACACACCATATACAAGGATCACATACAATGAATATCGAAACTTTTGTCGCCGACTTCGGCACCATCATCGCGTCTAAAATCGACGTGGATAGCGTGGAAACACGCAAAGAAGCATGGGATGCCTATTTCAATCTCATGCTGGAACAGCCCATTCTCCTGAAGACCATGCCAGAAGACGAGACTGTTCGTCTCACTATGGAAACCGTCTTCTATCATGTGGATTGGTTGAATTAAGGAACGTCTGAAATACATGTATTCATTTGAAGAAGACCGTCTATCCGAGATTATCAAGAAGATAGACTCCATAGAGAATGGTGAAGTCTCGATTATCGAAGCGATCTGCTTCTATGCCGAGCAAAACGAAATAGAGGTGGAGGCGATAGCCGAGCTGATCAAGAAGTCAGCCCCGATGGTATCTCGTATCCGGGAAGCAGCGGAACTCCTCAACCTGATGGAACGGTCGCCGTCCCTGTTCTGAAAGGTGTAAAGGATGTCAGAATCGTTTGAGCTGTATAAGTTCTATATTGCGATGAAGAAGCACTTTACCAGCGAAGACTACGACTTCTTCAAGTATGGTGGCAAGGTCAACGCAAATGCGGAATCCTTCACCAACCGCAAGGACAAGTCATTCTTTATCAACATTGCCAAGAGGCAGCGCGACCCGAAAGAATACGTGTTTGCCTGTCTGTTGGAAAATCCGAATATCTACATCGGGGACATTGCGACCGACAAGAACCATTCGGATGATGTGTATAATGGATGGGAACGGCGGATGCAGTCCTTGACGTATCTCTTCAAGGAAGAGCTAGGCAGATTGAATTCCGATTTGGATTCAAATTTTGTCGGTCAAGACGGAAAGCATCCGCCGTTGCTGAAGCTGTACCTGTCCAAGAAGGTCAGTCTTGAAACCGTGGTGATCCTCGACATGGTTCTAGGGTTCATCGGTCTTTGGGATCGACGTATGAAGACTGATCCGATTTGGAAAGAGATTTCCAGAAGGATTAAAAAATACAAGCCGTTCCTGACCATAGATTTGCCCAAGTTCAAGTCTATAGTTAAAGAACGGTTCATTGATTGAGTGGACATGCCCGCATTCCGATCTGGTTAAGACATGTCTGCAATAGTCCGGTGGCTACCAAATCCCGCAAGGGTTGGGCAATCCCTGTAAATGACAGTGGCGCTGGTGAGTGCGTCCAAACCCGGCAGGAGTGGTGGAAAGCCGCTCCATTATTCATTCTCAGAGAGTAGATCATGACCAATGATGAAAGATGGCAAGAAGTTGCCGATTTCTACCAGACCCTACCTGAAGAGCAAAAACGAGAATGGAACAATGAATTCCGTCAAATCCTCCAAGAGGAAATCGACAAGGAAGTCATACGCAAAATTCCAGAACACTAAATAGTTCTGTCGCCTGTAAGATTAAGGCGTTAACCCCTAAACATTAAACACAACAAACACAAAAGCATCATACAACACACTCGAATATAATATTGAATACATCGAAATATGAAATGCCGTTATTGATGCAGATAACGGAGTAATACAATGACTACTGATTTTTCTTCTCTCAAGAAGTCCCGTTCGTCCGCATTCGACCAGCTTGACGCTCAGTTGAAAAAGATGAACAGCAATGGTTTCCAGTCCGATGCCGAAGAATATTGGCAACCCCAAGTGGACAAGGCTGGTAACGGCTTCGCGGAAATCCGCTTTCTCCCCGCTCCTCCATCTGAAGACCTTCCGTTCGTTCGTCTCTGGAACCATAGCTTCCAAGGTCCGACCGGTAAATGGTACATTGAAAATTGCCGAACCACTCTTGGCGAGAACGACCCGGTTTCCGAGTTCGCTTCCGAATTGTGGAACACCGGCATTGAGGAAAACAAGGAAGAAGTACGTAAGAAGTACAAGCGCCGTCTGACCTACATCTCCAACGTCTACATTGTCAACGATCCTGCCAAGCCGGAAAACAACGGTAAGGTCTTCAAGTACAAGTATGGCAAGAAGATTTGGGATAAGCTGAACTACCTGATGAACCCGGAGTTCGAAGACGAAACCAAGATCAACCCGTTCGATTTTTGGGAAGGTGCAAACTTCAAGCTCAAGATTCGCAAGGTCGAAGGCTACCGCAATTACGACAAGTCCGAGTTCGCCGAAGCGGCTCCTCTGCACTCCGACGAATCGGTTCTCGAATCGATCTGGAAGCAGGAACACTCGCTGTCGAAGATCGTCGCTCCTGAGAACTTCAAGAGCTACGAAGAGCTGTCCAAGCGCTTCTATGCCGCCCTTGGCAAGTCTGCTCCTCGTGGTGAGGCT